ATTAATTTCAAAGGAAGTTTCTCATATTAAGGAGCTTACATTATGAAAAAGTGGACTAAACTTGAAGATAAGTTAATTTTGGATTCAATTCCTGAAGATGGAGTATTCACAAAAGAACTTGCCTCAACTTTGAAAAGACAACTTCCTGATAAGTCTATTAAATCAATAACAGCACATTGGTATTATAAATTGAGAAAAGAATGGCTAGAAAACAAAGTAAAAGAAGCAGAAGCAACAGCTATTGCTACTAAATTGAATTTCTGGCAAAAGCTTATTAATCTATTTAAATCCAAATAAATATGAACAGAGAAGAACTCAGTGCTTATGTATGTTCTAAAGCAGAGAATTCAAAAAACATTGCATTAATGGCAGGTACTGGAGTTGGTAAGTCTAAACTGTCACTTGACATAATAAGAAAGATTGATTTCAAAGACTCTAAGACCTTAATACTTATTGCAGAAAGGGCACACAAAAAGAATTGGGAAGAAGAGATTAAGAAGTGGTACCCTGAACATATAGGAAGTATTGAGTTCTTCTGTTATGCTTCAATGCATAAGCTAAAGAATGAGTATGATTTCATTGTATTTGATGAAGCTCATCACCTCAATACTTCCATAAGAATGGGATACTTTGGTAATCTTACTCCTAAATTAAGGATATTTCTTTCTGCTACATTAAGTTATAATCTCTTAAGTAAACTTGAATATTGTATGAAAGAGACAATAACCAAAATAAATTATTCACTTCAAAACGCTATTGATTCAGGAATAATACAAAAACCTGAAATAAGACTGATTCCTTTGGAACTAGACAATACAACAGCTAATGAAGAAATAGTTGAGACTTTGGGTAAGGAGAAACTTAGGAAAAAATTATATTGTGACTATAATCAAGTCTTTAGAATTACTAGTAAGTTATTCAAAAAGACTAATCCTAATGCAGAAGTTCACATCAGATGCACTCAAGCACAACATTATGAATATCTGACTAAAAAGATGGATTATTATAAGAGAGTGTTTGAGATGTATAGAAGTGAAATAATGAAAAATCAATGGTTACAATATGGTTCAAGAAGAAAGAGATTTCTTGGAGAACTTAAAACCAAAGAAGCAGAGAGACTAGTTAAGTATGTAGAAGACAAAAGATTTATATGTTTTTGTACCTCAATTGAACAAGCAAATGAATTAGGAGGAAAATATGCAATTCATTCAAAGTCTGATTCTAAAGCTTTGGAAGATTTTAATAATTTTAAATCCAATAAATTGTTTGCTGTCAATATGTTACAAGAAGGTATGAACCTGAAGGGAATTGAGGTTGGGATAATTGTACAATTAGATGGTCAGAAATTGAGATTTATTCAACGCACTGGAAGAGTATTAAGGTCTGACTTTCCTGTACAATATATTCTATATTTCAAGAATACAAGAGATGAAGAGTATTTAGTAAATGCACTGGAAGGAATAAATGAAGAATATGTAAAAGTGTTTGATTATGAAGATAACAATTGATGATGCAATACTTGAAAAACATGGTTTAAGCTTTCAAAAATTTCTATATTTATATTTAAAATTTAAAAATTTAGATTTTGATAAGACCTGTGAGGAATTGTTATCCAAAAATCTAATAGTTAAAGACTTATTTGGAAATGTGTTTTGTATAAATACACCAGAAGTTAAGGAAATAATGGGAGCTTTTAAACAAACACATACTGTAGAAGGACCAACAAAAGAAGAACTGGAACTTGCAACTAAGTTAATGGAACTATTTCCAAAAGGAAGTCAACAAGGAAAATATTCTTGGAGAGGAAACACATTGGAAATTGCACTGAAATTACACAGTCTTAGAAATAAATATAATAGAGAATTTACAGACGAAGAAGCAATAGAAGCAACCAAGAAGTACGTAGAGAAATTTAGTGGAGACCCTTATATGAAAACTTTAAAGTATTTTATATTAAGAGTTGATAAACAAAAAGGAGAAGTAATTTCAGAACTTATGTCACTTATAGAAAATAAAGATGACATTAATTTTGAAGACGATTCTTGGCAAACTAGATTAGTATGAGTGAAGGTTTAGTACAAAGAGCAATAACTAATCTTAAGAAAAGAAGACAAAACCTTCTTGATGGTAAGATTAACAGTATTCCTTCTCCATTTAAGAGGTTTTCTTATGACTTTCCAGGATTAGAGCAAGGTGTATATTATGGTATTACCAGTTATACAAAAGGTTCTAAGACTCAATTCACTCTAAATCTTTTATTTGAGGCTTTAGTATATGCAATAGAACACCCAAATCAACTTAAATTAAGAGTATTCTTCTATAATTTTGAAGAGACTGATGAGAAAATAATGAATAGATTTCAAAGTTGGATATTAGCAAGAGTTGATAAGATAAGAATTTCTCCTCAGAATCTAAGAAGTACAAGAAATGATTCTCCATTGCCTATTGAAATACTAAACAAACTTGAAAGTGAAAACTATAAAAAGTATTTTGATGCTTTTGAGGAGTCTTTTGTATTTAGTAGCACAGCTAACCCCACGGGAATTCTGAAGGAGTGCAGAAATTATGCTGAAGCCAATGGTACTGTGTATAAGAAAAAAGTTGAATATTCAGATACTGAAATCTTTGACTATTATGAGCCTAATGACCCAACAGAATATAGAATTATTGTGTTGGACCATATAGGAATTATAGATTTGGAGAGAGGAATGAACAAAAAGGAGGCAATAGACAAGACAAGTGAATATCTTGCAAAATATCTAAGAAACAGGTATGGATTTACTTCTATTGTAATTCAACAACAGAATACCTCAGGAGAAAGTAATGATAGTGTAAAACTTGGAAGGATTCGTCCCTCTGGAGCTGGTTTGGCTGACTCAACCTATACTCAAAAAGACCAAAACGTATTATTTGGTTTGTTTAATCCCTATAAATATAGTCTTCCTGAGTATATGGGATATGATATTAGAAGACTTAAAGACCATATTAGATTCTTAGAAGTTGTAGTAAACCGTGATGGTGAGCTAGGAGGAATATGTCCGTTATTCTTTGATGGAGCAACTTGTAGTTTCTTTGAAATGCCATTGCCTGATAATAAAGCAGAACTTGAGAAAGTTTATAAGTATGCAGAGAGTTTAGATAAACCAAAGAAAGTAGAGACTACTTTATTTAGTTGGTTTAAGAAATTAAATATATTTAAAGTAAAAACAAATTAAATGTCAGTATTAGTAGCAATTTTAGGAAGTAGTGGTGATGGTAAAAGCACTTCTACTATTATAGGGCCAGATGGTAAATACGACCCTAAGAATTATCAAGGAATGAATCCCGATAGTCATTTTATTATGAATCTAGATGGTAAGGCTTTGCCTTTCCCTGCTGGAATGTGGTGTAAAGAGAAACATAATTATTGTGAACCAAAGGATTTTGCTGAAATTAAGAAATGGTTAGACTATTGTTCAAAACAAGAAAACATTAAATCAATTTCTATTGACACAATCAATATTTATTTATCAATGAAGGAATTTAATGAAAGGAAAAAGCTCAGTTTCGATCAATGGCGTGATGTGGCTATTGCATAATTAAAATATTTTTCGTATCTTTGCACCAACTTTAATTATAAAAATATGTTGGACAAAGATTTAATTTTAGCAAAATTAGAAGAAAACCCAGAATTAACAGTTTGTAACTTATCTACAATGTTTAACGAATCTCTCAAAGACATGAGAGACTTTGTTGAAAGAGAAAACATTAAAACTTTCTATTTTTCAGAGAAACTTGCTTTAAGAAACAAAATATTGTGTACTCAACCTCCTATAGAAATATCCCCTATGGCAAATCAACTTATTTTAGGTTCAATGCTAGGAGATGGTTCTATAATAAGAAAGAGAACAAATTGTGTTCTAGTAGTAAGGCACAGTTTAGTTCAAAAACAATATGTATTACATAAGTATAAACTGTTTGAACAAAGTGGACTTCACGTTAAATATAGTGAACGTACAAATTCTTACAGAAATGGAATAATAAATGGAAGAATTATTAAAGACAATGGATATTGTCAAATAGTTACCAAAGTAAACCAATCTTTTAATAAATATAGAGAAGATTGGTATAATCCAAAGAAAGAAGTTCCAGATACTATATATGAACTAGGTCCTATAGGATTAGCTATATGGTATATGGATGATGGAGCAATACATCATCCAACAGGAGCTTACTTTAGTACAAACGGTTTTAATCATAATAGTCAACTTAAATTACAAGACATGATGATTAAGAATTTTGGTCTTACTGTACATATACATAAAAATAAAGATAAAGAAATATTGTATTTAATACAAAAAGACTATAATAAGTTTGTAGATATTATAAAAGAATTTGTATGTCCTGAAATGAATTATAAAATCATTGGCCACAATAAACAGGGTGAATTGCTGGAAAGCTAAGGATTTGCTATCTATGCTAATCAGCAGCCAAGCTACAGAAAAGCACAAAAGTATGTAGAAGGTTCAGAGACTAACTGATGAGTAGCTTAAACAATAAATCAGACAAGAGTGCCCTGCCTTTGTAGAGATACAAAGTGATGATATAGTCCGACACTCCTTTGAAAGAAGGAGAGTACAAGATAAAGAGCTTGTATGTAACAAAATGAATGATGTAATTGAACTCAATTCAATTTGTAATAATTTAAGAAAAGACCAAATAGTATACGTTATGGGTCACACAATGCTTCAAACCCAATCAGACGGCACTGAAAAAATGGTTTTCAGTGTTATTGGAAAAAAGCTAACCAAAGTACAGCCAGAAGGATTCTATCCAATAGTCTTTATGACTAGAGTAGATTATGGCGATGAAGGAGATAATAGATATTATTTCCAAACAAAAGCAAACCATTCATCTGCAAAAACTCCTATTGGAATGTTCGATAAGTTTGAAATTCCTAATAGTCTTAAACTTGTAGATGATACAATCAGAAAATATTATGCCATTTAATGGTGAAAAAAAAAATAACAAATCAATCAATCAAATTAATTAATTAATTATGGAAAAGAAAGAATTGTCAACAAGACAGTGGGCTACCATTAAGAGAACTGCCCAAAATGTTTTACCTCTTATTGAAAAGAGAAAGAAATTAGAAAAGTATGTAGCAGAACTTGAAGCTATCAATGCACAGATTGAAGGTATGGAGTATGGCACTAAGATTCTTACTGGTGGTTATACCAGTGAAGAGATTGTCAAGAGAGTTGTTAGTGACTATGTTGATCCTACCACAGGTGCAGTTAAGACTGACAAGGATGGTCGTGTTTTGAAGATTACAAAGTATGTTCCTAATACTGATGTAGTTGAGTTTGATGCTCAGGCAAATGTGTATTACATTTCCACAAAGCCTGTTGAGACAACAGAAGAAATAAATCAATAATTAATAATTTAAAAGTAATATTACTATGGCAATTGCAAAAGGTAATGAAACAAAAGTATCATTCAAGAGATACACTGGAATTGGTAATGTGAATGTGTTGGCTATCAATCCTACTAAGGCAGAATTAGCTAAGCTTGGTAGAGAGGTTGAAGAAGAGCCTGTTTATGTAACTGAGAAGGATGGTGTAAAGTCTATTAGACTTTCCCTTTATGTAAAGCCTATTGAAATTGATGAAATTCTTACTATGAGTTTCTTTATTAGAAACCAAAGATTTGCTAGTAAGGACAAGGGAACTTTCCAAGTTATTGACTCCTATGGAAGAACCGCTTGGGTTAATGATGAACAACTCAAGAATCACGATATTCCTGTGTATTCCAATGGTAATGCTGCAAGTATTGCCAATAATTATCGTCCTGCATTCAGTGGAGAAGATAACTTTACACAGTTTGTGAAGACCTATTTGGGTATTCCTAACTTGACTGCCTATGTTGATGGTCAATGGGTGCCTAATCCAAAGGTTACACCTGCTGATTGTGAAGTCAGATTTGACCATATTGACCGTTGGTTTAACAATGACACTAAGGAAGCCAAGGATGCCTTTGCTTATCAACCTAACAATACTATCCAAGTGTTGTTTGGTGTAAGAACTGATGACCAAAATAGAGAGTATCAGACTTTCTTTATTGACAAGTTCTTTAGAGGAATCAAGACTACTGACGGAAAGTATCAGTCTGAAGGTTTTGCTAAGGAATTGGATAAGATTTCTACCAATCCTGCAACTAGCGGAAGATATGCAAACACTGAATTCACTTTTGGTCCTTTGAAGGAGTATTCTCCTACTGCCACTAACTTTGAGGCAGAAGCTTCTTCTACCACAGATAATCCCTGGGATTAATTATGATTGCATTAGGTAAGGAGACAGTAGATTATCATGTACTGTCAAAAGAAGTGGACTTCTCTGTTCTACTCAATGAATTCTTTGGAATTACAAAGATACCTTGCCTAATAAAATCTCCTTTAAGAGACGACAAACATCCTTCATTTAAAATATACTCTCCTGATGGTGTAAATCTTTATTTTAAGGATTTCTCCACAGGAGAGCATGGAGGAATGTTGAAGTTTTTCTCTTTATACTGGGGTGTGAGCATACCTAAAGCTGTTGAAAAGTTAAATAAGAACCTTATTGAAACCAAAGACAACAGCAACAAGAAAGCAAAAAAAGCGGTAACTGTAAATCACACCTTGGATTCCAGCAAGAATATAGAAGTGAAAGTAAGAAACTGGAAACCTTATGACAAAGAATATTGGGAGTCTTATGGTGTTACAATAGAGGCCTTAAAGAAAGCAGATGTATATCCTGTATCACATAGGATTATTGAGAAGGATGGGAGAGCTATAGCTCTCCCTATGGATAAACTAGCTTATGCATATGTTGAAAGAAAGGATAAGAAAGTCACCATAAAGCTATATCAGCCTTATAATACAAGAGGATATAAATGGTTAGGTACCCATAGAGGGGATGTTGTATCATTATGGAGTACCTTACCTGAAAAAGGAGATAAAGTTTGTTTGTGTTCAAGTGTAAAAGATGCATTATGCCTTACCTGTAATACTGGAATTCCTGCTATAGCATTGCAAGGAGAGGGATATGTAATGAGCACTACTGCACAGAAAAACCTTAAATCAAGATTCAAGAATATCTATATCCTTTATGATAATGATAAGGCAGGTTTAGCTTATGCACAAAAGACTTCAGAAGAAACTGGATTCAAAAACATAATACTCCCACAATTTGAAGGAGGTAAGGATATTTCAGATTTTTATAAAGTAGTAGGCAAGGAGAAATTCATTGAAACTATAACCCCATTATTTAACAATTAACAATTTATTACAATGATAAGAAAAGAAATTTATGCAAAGATTAAGGAACTTAATCTCTCTGAAGAAGTAAAGAAACAATTTGGTGACAATTACACCAGAGTTCCAAGTGACAAGCTTGAAGCTTTGATTAACAGTAAGACTAGTAAGAAGAAGATTCTTCCTATCCAAGAAGTAAAGATTAAGAAGACTAATGCAGAAGCTGCATTATTCTATCTTTCAAGTTTGCTTCTCTCCAAGAAGGTTATTACTAGAGCTGAGGCAGACCAACTTGCTGATTATTTGAAACACTAATCAATTCTTTTCATAGGGGGAGGTAAGGCTGTATTGCTTTGCTTCCCCCTTATTTTTTATTTAACTGTAAATATAAAACCATGATAGTAAACACAGAAGAAAGTCACGAAGCTTCTTATATAGGAAATATTGAAGAAAACAGGGTAGGTATAGATAAGGAGAATGTCAACTTTCTTGCTACTTTGTTGACTTCAAACCTATATTCAAAACCATTGGAATCCTTTCTTAGGGAAACTGTATCAAACGCTTATGATTCCCATGTAGAAGCTGGCACAGAAGAGCCTATATTGTTGTTAATTGAGGATGATAAAGAAAGTAATTATAACTATAGAATATCAATTAGGGATTATGGTACTGGAATAAGCCCTGATAGATTTGAGAGGATATATAAAAACATAGGAAGCTCAACTAAGAGAGATAGTAATGATTTTATAGGAATGTTCGGTAAATAAAAATTATGACCATTGCCGAACTAAAATCCCTGAAAAAATCTGGAAGCCTAAGTCGAAAGATATGGTAATCAGAGGTGAAGGCTATATTAAAGGTATAGTCAGCCGAAACGCATAGTTACTGAACCTAGTATTACTAGAATATAATGTAACCAAGAGGCAGGGACATTGTATAAACAATGAAAAGATATGCTGAACTTGTAGGAAACTACAAGAATTAAAGGATAAAAAGCCTTTAAGTTAACAAATGATTGGTCGATTTAGTTGTCTAGCTTGTACTAATGTTGCAAACATAACTTCCTACTATGAAGGAAAGAAATATTCCTATGTAATGTATAAAAATGGAAGTGGTATAAACATAGATAGGTTATCTGTTACAGAAGGAGACTTCAAGAATGGATTGGAAGTTTCCATAAAAATGAGGATATATTATGACAGTGAACTTACAGATGCAATAAAAACATTATGCTTATTTGATAAATTATATGTGGAGTATTTTGGTAGAAACTATTCTATAATAAATAAGGTAAAAGAGTTTAACGAAAGAAAAGTAACAGAATACAAAAATTTCAAAACTTGCAATCTTCACAATTATTATTGCTATTTCAGTTTAGGAAGAGTATTATATACTGATAATGAACGATTAATTACCTCTAAATTTCAGACTCATGGATTAATTATTGATTTACCAATAGGAAGTGTAGATATTATTCCAAATAGAGAAGCTCTCCAGTTTAACGATAGGACCAAAAAAGTAATTAACGAAAAACTTAATTTAGTTAAAGACGAATTGCAAGAAATTGTTACTTCCGCTTTATCTGAGGATTTTACATTAAAAGATTTCTATTTAAAACTTGTAGATACTTCATGCTGTAGAGTAGATGCTGATTTAAATATTAATTATTCAGATGTTTCATTTAATAGTACACAGATAAAAATAAATAGCAATGTAATTCCAAACAAGTTTGTAAAATTCTTAAATGATATTCATTATATGTCTATTCCTAAGACAGACATATATATGACTAGAAACTTAAGTTCATATGAAGCAAGGAGACTTTTCTTGAAAAAATTTATAATAGGAGAAATTAAGTTATTTGAGAAAGCAGATAAGACATTTAAGAATATAACAAAATCTTATATTGCAGGGATAAAAAATAATAAAGCAGTAATCTTAAACTTTTGTGGAGTTACTGCATTGAAGTATGCAATAACTAATTATTGTAAAAATACGAACTATGATTATTCCGATTGTGTAGATTTCTTGATAGATAACTTAAACATAACAAGCATAGGTAATGATGATGTTCCAGATTACTATATAGATAATTTCAGGAAAGACAAAAAAGAAAAAAGAGTATCGGCAGATAGTATAAAAGAAATGTCTTATAGGCTATATTCATATAATACCTATATTAATAAGCAAGATTTATCATTCTATCTAAAAGAAAAAGGAATAGTAGTATATGCATATAATACCAAGGAAGATGTTATACTTAGAAATCTTTCTGCAATTACAACCAACATTTCTTGTATACAAGCTTTAATTACAGTAAAGAAAGAAGAAGCTGTATTTCTTGAAGGAAACAAAAAGTTTGTTAAGCTTGAAGATTTTATGAAGAGAAGCATCTTAAAGAAATTGGCTACTGCTTATATTATCTATACAAACATGACAGAACAAGGTCTTAATTTGAATTATTACTATAGTGATGAAAACTTTATTCCATTGGTTAAAGAATTTAGAAACAAATATAAAGACTGTCTTCAAGTAATATCCAATGCAACTTCTTGGTTTAGAGGGTTAGTAAAAGATTTTGAAAGTAAAGGATTTGTTAACACTCAAGATATTGAGTATTTCAAATTAACTGAAGATGAATTAGAAGCTTATAAATTCTGGAATTCTGCTAAGAAGCATTGTAAGGAATATACACAAAGATTTGTATATAAAAAGATGGGTAGACACCCAAGAATAGGATTAGATTTAAAACAATTACCAAACTTAAACAAAGAAGAAAATGACTAACTTTAAAGCATTTTGTAAAGATGGTACACTACAGGTAGTGTTCTCAGATGGTACACAAATAATCACAGATTGTGATGGTGAATTATGGGATTTCCTTATTGCTAATCAAGACAATGAGGAAATTGTAAAGAAGAGACTTCTTCCTAAAGAAGAAGTGGAAGGAAAGCTTATAGCTGACAGAGTACAATATTCAAACATCCTTACTTTAAGAGGAAATTCTGTATATATGTTGGATATTTCAGAGCAAAGTATCCCAAGTGACTTTGTTGAGAAGATTCTTGAAGCAGAAGAAGAAGATAATGAAGCTGAAATCAAGAAGTTTAAGAATTTCTGGACTTTAGTTTCATTGAATCCTGACTCTAGGGTAAGGAATAATTTATTCTGGTTTATCAGAAAGTGGAATATGAAGATTACTGAAGCTGGTCTTGTTGTTGCATATAGAAATGCAGACATTAAGGAAGAATCAGGGTATAGTACTAAAGAGGTTAAGAATATAATTAATTCCTATTATCAAGCAAAGTATGTAGAAGGTAAGAATCCCTATGAAATAGATGGAGGAATTAACGAAATGTCTTTGGGAGAAATATATGATGACATTGTTAATAAAGGAGCAAACTCTCCTACATATACTGACCAACATAGTCATTCCACTATAATTAAGTTAGGACAACCTGTAAGTATGCCTAGAAGTGAAGTTGACTGTGACCAAAATGTGACGTGCTCTTTTGGATTGCACTGTGCTTCAGCAGGTTGGCTTAAGAGAAACTATTTTGGAGATGTGGGGTTACAGGTTCTTGTAAATCCAGCAAATATTTGTTCTGTTCCTCCAGAGGATAATTACGGAAAGATGAGAACTTGTGAATACTTCCCTATAGCATTAGTTGATTTTGATGAAAATGGGGATGTTATTGAGCCTGAATGTCCTTTATATAATGATGTTGCTTATCTTAAGCAACTAACTTATGAAGGAGAAATTAATAATGAAGATGTTGACAGATATACAATTATTGAAACACATCTTACTAGGGAACAAACATATGACAGTATTCTTAAGAGATTGGAATCATTAAATAACAATTAATAAATTGTTCTATAATGACAGAGATTGAGTATTTTTGCAACTGGTCTAAGGTAATTGACTTCAATCTCTTGCATAAAGCACTTGATGAAATAAAAAGACTGAATATTAAGGATTTGTGTCCTTCCTATAAGAATATCTTCAAAGCATTTAATCTATGTGATTATAATAATTTAAAGGTTATTCTACTTGGGCAAGACCCCTATTCACAAAGAGGAGTTTCCACAGGGGTTGCATTTGCTAATAATAATGATGTAAAATGTATATCTCCATCACTTAAGGTATTATTAAAGAGTGCCAGAGGAGAAGAAAAAGCCCCTTATGATTTAGTTGATTGGTGTAATCAAGGTATATTACCATTAAATGCCAGTTTAACTACTATGGTAGGAAAGACTGGAATACATAGTTGGATATGGAGACCTTTTGTAAGTTCACTCTTGCATAAGGTCTCCATTAGTGACAGAGCATTGGTTTTCATTCTCTTAGGTAATGATGCCCAATCCTTTGAGAATGTAATCTATAAAGAAGGAAACTTTATACTAAAGGAAAAGCACCCTTCTTGGTATGCAAGAAATAATGTTGATATGCCTGACAAAGTGTTTAGAGAGACTGAAACAATTCTTAAAGACTATAGAAATTTTGAATTAATATGGTGATTAGAAGAAACAATAGGAAGAAAAAGCAGGAGAAGGAAGAAAACAAAAAGGTAAAAAATGCTACAAAGATAGTAAAGTATGGGATACATTTTAAATCAAAGCTTGAAGTTATGGTATATGAAACCTTAGTCAAGAATGGAATGAATCCTAAATATGAACCTACAACTTTTGTATTGTGGAAAGGCTTTAAACCTACAGCTAAGGTATATGACAGAAAGAACAAAACAGAGTCAGGTTCTTTTCATCAAGAGACTGATAAAATCATAGATATAAAATATACTCCAGATTTTATCTTTGATTATAAGGGTCTTACTGTCATAATAGAAGCCAAAGGAAAACAAAATGAAGTTTTTCCATATAAGAAGAAATTGTTTATAAGTTTGTTGGAAAAGATGTCTAAGACTTTCTATTTTGTAGTAAGAACAAAGAAAGAAACACTTGAAGCTATTAACATTATTAAAAATTATACAGAATGAAAATGCTGGAATAGATTTAGAAGCAACTAAAGTTGCTGCCCGAAAAAGACAAAAAGATTTGTCAAATGTGTATAGAACAAAGAGATTTTGAAAGACTGTTAGAAATTGTAGAGTCTTTTGAACTCAAGGTTAGAGAACTATCTGATATGGTTGCAAAATATGCAAATGCTAATTCATTACCTGATATTGAAGAAGAGGAGCAACCTATCGGATATGGTTACATTAGTGATTTTTGTGACGAAGAATTTAGTATATGAAAGAATTAAAAGACATAGCATTAAATATTACAGAAGAAGAATATAGGGCAGACCCTGCTCTGTCTTATTCTACATTATCCAGATTTGAAAGAGAAGGATTTGATGGATTAAGCAAATTATTTGAAAAAACAGAAACTCCTTCTTTGATTTTTGGAAGTATGGTAGATACCTTGATTACTGGCAGTGTTGAAGAATTCAATGAAAGATTTGTATTAGTACAAGACTTTGGTTTAAGTGATACCTTAAGGCAAATTACAAAGAATTTATATGATATATATAAAGGATTTTATAATAGCTTAGAAGATATTCCTGACCAAATACTTTCAGATGTAGCTATAAATTGTGGATATTATACTGATGCAAAGTATTATAATGTAAGGGTTAAGAAGGTAAAAGAGTGTTCTCCTTATTATGATGAACTAAAGAGAATAGATGGTAAAACTCCTGTTACTCAATTGCAGTACAATGATGCTTTTGATTGTGTAAGGATATTAAAGACTTCTCCTAATACTGAGTTATTGTTTGGAGAAGATACTGATACACTTAAACATTATTATCAATTGAAGTTTAAAGGAGAGTATAATGATATTCCTTTGAGATGTATGGCGGATTAACAAAAAAAAATAAAATTTTTGTATTTTACTTAGTATTATTTTTTATTTTTGCAACAAAATTCATTTTTTATGAAAAGAGGTAAAAAAGGTATAAATTTATAGACAATAATAGAATTATATAATAATGGTTTGTCTATAATACAAATAGCAGAACAGCTAAATTGTACAATTTCAAATATTTCTAGAAGACTAAAAAAAGCAGGTTATAAAGTATTTTTGGATTATACTAAAAGTAGATACAATAGAAGAGGAAGATATTATATAAATTAGTATTTTTTTGAAAATATAGAGACTGAAGAACAAGCTTATTTTTTAGGAATTATGTATTCTGATGGGAGTGTATCAGATAACTTTTTCTACCTAAAATTAACAGATGAAGATGTTGTACAAAAGTTTAAAAAAGCCTTATAGTTTGAAGGTCCTATAAAATACAAACATTATGAGGAAAAGAATTATAAGGATACATATAAATTAGCAGTATACTGTAAGAAAATGGTAAAAGATTTGATTTAGTTAGGATGCGTACCAAATAAAACAAGAGTTATAGAATTTCCTAATATTAGAAAAGATTTAATTAGACATTTTATAAGAGGGTTTTTTGATGGCGATGGTTGTTTATCATTAGACAAAAACATAGGTCATTGTAGATTTGATATTGTGTGTGCATCTGAAAAGTTTCTAAAACAAATTAGACCAATAATAACCAACCAAGCGTTAACTAATGGAAGTTTATTTAAAGAATCTAAATACGAAGTGTGGCACTTAAAATATTCTGGGAAGCAAGTAAAACAAATATTAGATTGGTTATATACAGACAGTACTGTTTATATGGAAAGAAAATACAATAAATATTTATTATTAAGTTCGCTTTAAATTGGGTTAATTGCTGGGAAGCCTTAGTTGGTAATCAGCAGCCAAGCTATAACTTAAATGGTTATAGAAGGTTCAGAGACTAACAGTTGAAACTTACTGGGTAAGAGGAGAATAGGAAACTTGCGCTGTGCTCATAACACACGAGATAGCTGGTTCGAGTCCAGTTGACCCTACTAAGAATATAATACTGACACGAAATCCCAACACTCTAATGAGTGAAGATATAGTCCGAACTACAGGTATAATATGAAGCTGTAGAAATAGAGGATAAAGAGCCTCTATGATAACAAAATGTTAATAATTGTAGATTATGAGAATAAAGTGATTTATCCTTATGACCTTAAGACATCAGGACATCCTGAACATCAGTTTTATAAGAGCTTTATTGCTTGGAATTACTCTATACAGGCCCAGCTCTATTATGAACTAATCAAACAAAACATTGAGAAGGATGATTACTTTAAGGATTTCAAGATTGCAGATTATCAATTTATAGTAATTTGTAATAGTACAAGAAATCCTCTTGTTTGGGAATTTAAAGGAACTAAAGCTATTACAGATTGTGAATATGGGGAATATAAATTACCTAATTGGAGAAAGCTTGCAACTGAACTTTGGTATTATCTTAGTGAAAAGCCGAGAGTGCCTATTGGCATAAAATTAGATGAACCTAATGATATTATAGAATGGTTAAACAAATATAATAATATATGATAAAGAAAGTAAAGAAAAGAGATGGTACTATTCAAGAGTATCAAGTTGAGAAGATTAAAACTGCACTTTTAAAAGCCCTTAACGAGGTTAATGAACCACAATGGAAAACACAGTGTTTTGATATAGACGACCTTGTTAAGGAAATTCAGTATGAAATTGAAGATAAAGCAAACAAGTTGCAGCCTACAATTGACATAGATACTGTTGGAATTGAGTTTATTCAAGACTGTGTTGAAGATGTATTGATGGATTTCAATCTTAAGAAGACTGCAAAAGCTTATATCTTATATAGGTCAGAGCATAAAAATGTTAGATTCTTAAAAGAAAGAATTGACTATATGAATGAGTATAGTAATTCTGACACTAATGCAGCTTCTGCGAGTGAAACAGATGCAAATTCCAATGTAACTACAAAGAATGTTGCCAATCTTGAAGGAGAAGTTTATAAGCAGACAAATAGAGCTATTCAAAGATACAGAATGAAGGAACAGCTTAATAAGACATTTCCTGAGGTAGCTTCCCAATATGCTCAAGATTTAAAAGATGGGATTATATATGTGCATGATGAAGCATCTTCTCCAGTACTTAAGTATTATTGTGAGGCAGTTACATTATATCCACTAATGACTGAAGGTGTAGGTAATCTTGATAAAGTTACACCTTCTGCTCCCAATGATATTGAATCTTTCAGTGGACAAGTTACCAATGCTGTATTTCTATTAAGTTCCCAGTGTAAAGGTGCTGTAGCTCTTGGAGATTACTTTGTTGCGCTTAATTATTATGTAGTTTCTGAATTTGGAGAGAAGTGGTATGAAAGGTTAGATGAAATTGTAACCAAAAACCTAAAGAAAGACCATGATGTAAAATATTTTATTCGTAAAGGAATGAAACAATTTATATATGGAGTAAATCAGCCAGCTGGTAATAGGAGTTACAATTCACCGTTTACAAATGTAAGTTACTACGATTCTGTTTACTTCAATGCTCTATTTGGAGATTTTTATTATCCTGATGGTACTCAACCTGAATGGAAAGCCATTGACACTCTTCAAAGAATGTTTATGGAATTACATAGGGAATTAAGGTTAATAAAGCCATTGACGTTTCCCGTAAAAATAAAAGTTGCGGCTTAATAAAGTGATTTATTAAGAAAACCTCCTTAACTGCTGAAAAATCCTATGCAAACGTATGGAAATGTAAGAAAAATTTTGTATTTTTGCAGGACAATTAGCAACCAAGAGTTATGAATGAAATTTGGAAAGACATTCCTTCTTATGAAGGTTATTATCAAGTAAGTAATTTTGGAAATTTTAGAAGTTTGCCAAGAATTATTAAATATAAAAGCAATGGTACTAGGAAATATCCAGCAAAGTATCTTTTAACAGAAACAACAAAAGATAATTACCAAAGAATTGTTTTAATGAAAAATGGAGTGAAGAAAAGATACCAAGCTCATAGACTAGTTGCAATTACTTTTATACCAAATCCTGATAATAAACCGTGTATAAACCATATAGATGGTAATAAAAGCAATAATAATGTTTTAAATCTTGAATGGTGTACATATTCGGAAAACACAATTCATGCTATTAAAACAGGTTTATATGATACTTCCAAACATCATCCATCAAATTCAAAAGGTGTAAAATGTATTGACACTGGAGAAATTTTCATTTCAATGTACGAAGCTGTTAAACATCTTGGAAAAACAAATAGCAGCATATCTACTTTAAGTAGAGCAATAAAAAGAAATGGAAAAGCTTTTGGATTTAGATGGGAATTTATTAACTAAGGTTCAACGACTATCCCGAAAGGGAGTACACTCAAGCGGGTGGAAATGGGAGGCTTCCAGAAATGGAAGGTGATATAGTCTAATCTATATAGTAATATATAGCAGTTCATAAGAGAACGCATATGAATTAGCGACTCATGTGGAATACAAATGAACAACAATGGCAATGGTACA